ATAACTGTTTCTAAAAAAATAGAAACCGAAACAGTATCTGATTTTAAATTAAAAACAAGAATGACGATAAATCAAGATGAATACTCATCCGATGAAGAGAAACAAATTCCAGTTGAAAGTTTTATGGATATAAATTACTACACTGAAACTAAAAGATACATTCCAAAAGTTATATCTGAATGTACAAACAGTGTAGAATCTGTCAAAAAAATAAAGGTTGTCAAGACGACACTTGGACAGGTTAGCGACTCTGGACTCTGGCCAGAAACATGTGATACTTGTTGTTGGTGGTGCTGTCATCCATTTGAGGGTTCTCCATGTACTCTCCCTACAAAATATGATCCACTTAGAAAAAGATTTACCTTTTGTGGATTATTTTGTTCATGGAGTTGCGTAAAGGCTTATAACTTTGAGAGAAGCGATCACAAGAAGTATTATTGTAGTAGCTTAATAAGTTTGTTAGTTCAGCAAATATATGGAGTCAGACAAGCTATTGGTATTAAACCGGCACCCCCTAGACAAACTTTAAAAATGTTTGGTGGTTATCTTGAAATCGATGAATTTAGATCTCCAAGCGATATAGATGGGTACCAAATCAATCTAGTCAAGTTTAATTACATTCACCCAGAAATAACAGAAATTAGAAATGTAAAATCAAAACCAGAAAAAAAGGTGTTGAGATTATGTAGACCAGGTTAAAATTATTTAAGAGCAATACTCAATGCTAAAAATACAACTACGCTGATTATAAAGAACATAAGATACTTATGTACGTTTCCACAAACAGTGCTCTGGTAGCTATTTCCAAAATAGCTGACGTTTCCTGGAGCGTAAGTAGTTTCTTTTAACAGCCATTCCGGGTGATAAATCATTGCGTAGTTTTTAACAAGATCATCAAATTTTGGATGGTTAGATATTTTTAAGAAATTGTAATTAATATCGTCTGCCTCAGTCGGTGGTCTAAATGTACTAACTTGTGTATCGGGTGGTCCTATACGTTCGTAATTGGGTTTTTTGTCTTTAGGATCTTTTTTAGTTTCTTTTTCTGCAGAATCTAAAATCAATTTTTTTAAGTTTGCAATTTCTTCTTGGCTATCTTTTATCTGTGATGAACCCAATGTAAACGCTTTATCTAATGGAGTAAAATATAATCTACTCATTTATCTTTGAATTTATTTTTTTTAAACTTAAATTATTTACTTTATGTTTAATTCCACACCTCCTGATTTCTTGTTGGTTTTTTTATTAACATTTTTATTAATGTTAAGTGTTCGAACAGTACTTCCTAAAGAAACTGTTGAAACACTTGTATCACTGCTTGATGCTATTGAATAACGGTCATCGTCGTTTATCGGTGAGTCGTCGTAATAGTTCTTTTGATTTTGTTGGGGAGGGAATCCGGGTGGTGCAAATCCAGGTGGTGCGGGGTAATTTGTTGTTAACGGTGTACCGCTAAATAAGTTTTGATCAAGTGTTGGTCCCCTCATTTCTTTGCGTATACCACGGGTCTCCATTGGGGGTGCAAAGACGGGTGGTTGCTGAGATTGATTTTGAGGTTTTTGAAATGGAGGACGAGCCATATCTTTCATACCTTGATTCATTGCACCCATCATAGAAGCCATAAAGTCAGGTTGTCCAGGTTGTCCAAAGTTTCCGTTTTGAGCTAATATGTTGCCAAGTGCAGGGCCCTTTAGTAGACTATTTGTAAGATGAAACATAAATGCGCTTCCTCCAACCATTAATAGTAGTTCAATTTCAGGTGAGACTTCTGCCTTGGAAGAGTACTTTTCATGGAGACGCTCAAAAACATTGTCGTAGTCGTCAACGTTTTCCATAACATTTTCTGACCATCCTTCAAGCTTGATAGCAAATGGGTCAAATTTTTTATTTAAAAATTCAAGACCGGTCACACATGCCATTAGACATCTTCTTGCAAATTTAATACCTGCCTGTGTTTCGATAAATTTTTTAATTTTGGTGTATTCAAACATCATTTCTTCGTAATTTGAAGTCATTGTGAATTTCTTGGTAAATTCAAAACCTTTCTTTTCGAGTGCGGCTATTTTGATAAGTAGGTCTTGTTTCATTGTTTGCTTTTCTTCAAATGTTTGTCCTTGTGGTTCTTGATTTTCATAGTCGCCACTTGCTTCTGAATAATCATCACCAGTTCCTTCAGAATATTCACTTTCCGAATAATCATCTTGTGCTTTAGGTGGTGCCATTTTTCTCGGATTTGAAAATGCTGAAAAATCATGATTCCGTTGAGGGTAAAATTTAGGGTTTTCTGGCTCGCGTTTTCTAAGAACTTTTTTTGTTTTTTTCATTGAAGGTTCTACGCTTACATCGGAATATTCAGAACTATCTTCAGATCCTTCGCTACTAATAGATTCTTCGTCTTCTCTAACTACCTTAATACGAGAAACTGGTTTAACATCTCTCACATTTACGTTTTGTGTTCTTGCGTCTCCTTGAGATACTTTGATAAATTCAGAACTACTCATATTGTTGTTTATAAAACATTTATTCTTTAAAATTATTTAACGCAATTTTATTTAAAGTTATAAAGATTTCAAATTAAAAATGTATACAAAGTGGTCTTCAGCCGGTAATACATACACAACATGGAATTATAAAAAAATTTATAAAAATGACGTAAGATATTCTGCTGGTATACTTCCATATACATTTGATCAAGAAGGCAAGTGTCTCTTTTTATTAGGTAAAGATCATGAAAATGACTGGTCTGATTTTGGAGGTAGATGTGAATTTAGAGACAAATCTGAACCATTAACAACTGCAACTCGTGAATTTTACGAAGAAACGCTTGGTGCTGTACTATCAATCCATGATTGTAATGAAAAATTATCAATAAATCCTATTAGAATTGTTTCAAAAACACTCAATGGAAGTCCATATTATATGTACCTTATGTACATCGATTACCTTAATTACGCTGATACCTTTCACAAGGTTGCAAATTTCTTGAAATATCAATTTGATAGCCAAGAAACTAGCAAGATAATTGAAAAAAATACAATTAGGTGGGTAAATATGGATACCATGCTAATGTGTATGGAAAACCAACGCAACGCGCCTCTGCGCTTACGCGGTGTATTTTATAAAACAATGGCTGGTGCACAAGACCAATTACAATTTCTAATTAAATGAAAAGGTAAGCTTTAATTTTGGTAATTAAGCTTTACTTCAATTTTGGTAATTAAGCTTTACTTCAATTTTGGTAATTAAGCTTTACTTCAATTTTGGTATTTAAATTTAAGATATTTTTTCATTGAATATCTCGCGAGCAATTGTTCGATTGGCTGGGTTAATTCAAATGGGAAAACAAGTTCATTGATAACCTTGTACTGTTTGTCCATAATTTCTATAACCGAACATTCTTTGATCAATGGGTCTAAAAATGTTTTGAGTTCTTGTTTTAAATTTAAACGCTTTGGTTTTGCAACTGGTTCTCGCTTGAAACTAATGTAAGTTAAAGCTTGAAGATAACAATCCGATAGATCGTCGCGTTTCCGACTAGATTCAAATAACTCAACAAATTCAGGTGTTTCGGAGTATTCTTCAAGTTTCGAACGTGCAATTGCCACGCCCATCTTTTTGGTTTGTGCGTATTTTCCTTTTACAAGTTTTCCATTCTTTGATGTTATGTCTAATTCTGGACCTGTATAACACTTTAATTTATGTTTGGGACTAAAAAATTCAACTGATTTTATTTTATTAACGGGCTTGTCGACTACTCCTCGGATGTAAAAATAAGTCTGTAGACACCCAGCGATGATACGCATCTTGGGATTAAATGAAGGTTGTTTTTCAATTAAAATGACTTCAGCGTCAAGTAAATGAGGACGAAGGTCGAGTTGAGTTATTAATGCTAGATAAAGCTCAGAAATTCCCGAAGTAGAAATATGTGCACTAAAAGTATTTCCCTTTTTAGCTATTTCTACTACTTCCCAATGTAAAAGTTTGGGTTCAGGAACCGTTTCAAGGATACAATAAGCTAAATTTACAATACCAACATCAAATGAAACGATTTTCATTCTTTTAAATTTTAAAGTTTAAGTCTTTAAATTAAAGCTTATTAAAATTACCAACGACGCGCTTCATTTGTTCTTGTTTTTTATCTTTTTCCTTTAAGATCTTTTGTACTTGGAGATCTAATTGCTCATCTACACTTAGCTCTTTACCTGCTGTTTTTTTGGGATTTGCTAAAAATGCAAAACGTTCGTCAACTTTCTTTGATTTACGTGTTATATTTTTAAGTTTGCGTTCTTCCTGGGAAACTATAAACGCGTCGGTTTTGACTTTTTGTTCGACTAACTTTTCATTCCAACAAATGTCTAAACGCCCATCTGTATAAGCCGAAACTATATAACCTTCTTGATCTAAAATTTTAAATACGTCTTTAATAACTAGCTCATAGTCGTAAACAGGATAGTCGTTTATGATAGGTGGAACCAAGTAGACACAGTTTTCTTTTTTAAGCCCAGCGTAATATTTAATCTTTTTATGAACATTTTCAACAATTCGTTTAACTACTTCCTTGGTACGTGTTTTACGCTCTCTAGACATTTGTATTACTTCCTGTACATTCATTTAATAACTCGTTTATTTTTTAATAACTCGGTTAACGTAATTTATCATAGTGAGTTGATTAAAATACATATTTAAACAAATTCTAAATAGATTGTAATATCTGCAAATATCAAGCGCTTCTTTTATCATTAACGTTTAACATTATTTTAAATATAAATGGTAAACGTTAAATTAACGGCCTTGTTTGCGTCAAAAGTTAATGTTATTTTAATTTCAAAAGGTATCAAGATAACACTCAAGACCGCTGTACTCCATACATTTAGTTATTCTGGTAATTTCAGACTGTGTGGTAATTACTAAAGGACTATATCCATTTTTAATTGTTTCATTTATAATTTCTTCTATACGATTCTCCGATAAATATGGAATGCAGATTCTCAATGCCATTTTTATAGCTAATACATTTTTTACTTCATGATGTTTTAGATAAATTGTAGACTTTTTTTCATTTCTCAAAACTGTACAATTGTGGCTTATAAAATCTTTTACTTCTTGTAAAGAATTCATTGTTCTACAAAAATTATTACGATGTACTCTTTCTGGATCGAATAACACCGGTTTCCATAACTTATTAAATTGAATAGGTCTTAAATTTTCAGGAGAACCGTCAATAAGGTATATTTGATTGATTTCATTTACGTTTTTGATTCTGATATGATTTTCTATATTTGAATAAACTTCGGGATCTGGTTTTAAAAGTCTTGGATAAGTGACGTGATGATCAAATGAATAAATGTCGTTTATATACGGCGTTGATTCTATTTTATTAACGACTTTTCGACACCAATCATAAGGCGAATTTGAAAAAATACTAACCGGTATATCATTATCGCAACAAAGTGTTAATATTTCATTAAAATTTTCAGAGTGTTCTTTAAATTCTGTGCTCTCAAGGTATTGAATTAACTCTTGGTAGATATCATGCGTATAAACTTGTTCTATAAAGTAATTATTAATAAGGCTGTCGTATTTAGGACCATACGTGCTATATATTCCGCGAAGGAAATGTCCATAACGTTGTTCTAGGTTTTCTTTTTTAGCTGTCGCAAGTTCATCGCTCATTGATTTTAATGAAACTTGTTTTATAAATTTGGCACAATTATTGGAAACATTGTCATTTAATTTTTTATTCCTAACAAGGACCTTGTCAACATCAAATAGAACAGCGAAACGACTCATTTTTAAAATTTAAAGTTTAATTCTTAAAATTAGTTTAATTTAATGGTATTAAATTATTATTTTCTTTATAAAAAAGCCTTGGATCACGTTCATTCGGCAATTTTATACCAAATCCGGAATAATTTCCAACAACATCTATTTCATTATCACCAACCGACATGACTATTTTAATTTTGAGTTCGTCTAATAAACGTTTTTTAACATCCGATTTAAATAATTCATGATTTTCTTCAGGATTATGTCTTAAATAAAGATAATCATAAAAAAGTGCATCTTTTGGAAAAACAAAATCTTTTTTATTAAAAACTGGATATAAATTTATATTTTGAAGGTCGTGTACTGTTCCTCTGGTATAACGACTGTCTCTTGCTGTTATTATTACAATAATTAATCCTAGATCACTACACCGTTTTAGTAATTTTATAATAGGTTTTATTGGATTAAAATTTGAGGTGTAAAGAAGTGTATCATCAATGTCAAACATAACTGCATCCATTGGTTTTAAAATAATAGTATCTAAATACTCCGTACCTATCTTATATGCTAATTCGTAAACATTTGGTTTTCTACCCATTGTAATTAAGAATGATATTATTAAAATTGTAATTAAAATTGTAAATAAAATTAAATACAATTTCATTTATTTAAAATTATATTTAAATTTCAGATTCTAATTCTGAATCTGATTCATGATATTTAAAATCAAGTACACCTTGTAGACCTTTGCTACCCGGCTTAAAAATATAATTACATAACTTTGGCCTTGTCAGCGGGTTTCGTGGACGATTTATATTAATTTCTCTGATTTTAGACATCCAATTAGAATTATTGTCTATTCCATAAACAAGATCGTTAATAATCTTGTTTTGTGCTGTTATTGCGCTCCACGTACCCCTTGAACACCACAGCGTTAGCTTCTGGTTGTCATTGTAGCAGCCCAAAATTCTAAGGGATTGTAAAAGGTTTTCTCCATGTATATTCTTGGATGTATAAAGGTACTGGTCTGTAAGATGTAGAGAATAATCGGTAGAGACAAAACTAATACCACGAGACGCAAGGTTTCCAGATATAATACTGATATGTGAGTGATTGTAATGGTCATCAACTAAGAGCTGTAAAACTTCCGAAATACTATATTTTTGAAAATAATGTACCGTCAAGTCGTCGTCGATGATTTGGTTATATTTATTAACAAGTTGAAGATACTGGTTTAATTCTTTGCGTCTTGCAAAAGGAGTCAAGTCGCGACGTTTACACACTACACGGATACCATCTCCATTGTAGACTATAGTTGTTAATTCTGGATACACGTTTGCAAGATACTTCTGGATCTTAATTTGATTTTCGCGTTCTTTAACAACTGTATGGAGAATTACTCCATGAGGTTTATCAAGAAAGGAATCGTAAATAGTATCCATTGCCCCCATATCGCAAAGCGGAAAGTCCGGCTCTCTACGTATTATACATGACTCAACGAATACTATTTCTAAGTCATCTATACCACGATAATTAAATTTTGGTTTTATGGATCTAACGCGATTAAGGTCTTTTTGTGTAGAGAACAGTGCAAATGGAGTTGCAGTTGCTCCTAAAATGTGGGTAGCTTTGTTTTTTATTAATGTTAACGACTGGTCGACTGGACTAGCAAGAGTTCTAGACTTTATTGAAAAATCAACTTCGTCTATACAAACGTGAAATTTTCCAGTGTACAATTCTAATACACGTTTGGTCTTGTTTAATTGATGAACATTACAAAGCAAAACCAATACTCCATTTTTTTGCATAATTTCTGCTGCTTTTTCAATTGAAATGTTTTTTAGTAGCTCTATTTCCATACCATTTTCAGAAAACCGTTGTCTAATTTGAAGCTGATCGGCTGATACATTTCTAACAATCAAGATAACGGGTACGTGATATTGATTTATGCTGCTATAACAATAGTTTATTTCTTCGATTGTCTTTCCACTCTGTACATGCCCAACTAAAGTAAGGTATCTAGACTCAAAATAACTAGACATTTTTAACAAGTTATTTGTTGACATTTAAAGTAAAACTTTTTTTGTAAAAAATAAGCCAAAAAAATATAACAAATTACAAATGATTAAAAATATCGTGTTATCTGGGGGAGGATTTAAATGCTGGGCATACATAGGTACGCTTCGTGCGTTAAAAGACTACCCAGTTCATGAAATTGAACATGTAATAGGTGTTTCAGCAGGTAGTTTTTTTGGATTATTGTTTATTTTAGACATAAAATGGGAATTTATACTTGAATATTTCTTAAATCTTAATTTTAAAGAAATATACGATATAGACCTAGATAACATCTTGGTACAACATTCTATATTTGAAGGTACAAAATTTACACAATTAATAAGAGAAATAATTGCACTCAAAATAGACCCAGATTCAACATTTAAAGACCTTAGATATTTCACAAGTAAAAAACTTACTATAGGTGCAATTAACATAACTAAATCTGAATATCAATATTTTGACTATGAAAAAACACCTAATGTTAAATTGGTAGACGCGATTCGCGCCAGTTGCTGTATACCTCTAATATTTCCTCCACACCAAATAGATGGAGATTTCTATTACGATGGAGGTTTTGTAAATAATTGCCCATTTGACATAGTAGACGAAGTAGATACAATTGCATTTGATCTTATTACATTTGGAAAAAATGGTACATGTGGATTTAAATTTCTTGATTTAATAAACACACTTGTTAAATTAATTCACCAAAAGAAAAATGTTAACGAAAATGTTTACAGAATATTGGATAATAAGTTTAACAAAGAATCTCTAAACTTAAACCAAACCCGAGATGATATTTTTAATATTTACATGCATGGATATATAAATAGCAAAAATATATTATTCAAAAATTATTTTGCACTCCCCCCGATAAATTAAACTTTTATTTCTTAAAAAACTGACTAAGAAGAGTTTTACGACGATTATGGTCAACTTTGGCCAGTTCTTCCATACTATCAGGGTAAACAGTATTTCTAGAACTTCTCTCAGCTTCCATAGCACGTATTTTAGCTATATTTGGATCATATAGTTTTGATATAACACCTTTTTTATCGCTCAAAATTTTTGAGCAGATCTCGAGTGAAGAAACCGTCTTTACTTGTTCTGGCTCAAGGATATCAAATTCAGGAAAAAGGTCAGCTATTTTACGAGTTCCTTCTAAATCAAACAAATGATACATTTTTTCAACTACTCTAGTTGGTTCTAGAAACTTGTAAACAGTCCCGTTTACATTATCATAAAAATGATAAATCTTATCTAATTCTGAATAACAAACAACATTTATTTTATTTCTCTTAGCGGTACTCATTAAATTTAAAACTGTATTGTCTTGTTGATCGCTAAATGTAAAAATAGTTTTAACTGCCTTTAAATTTTCAAGATAGTCTCGCTTGTTTTTAAGATCATACCCAACCATACGATGATTGTATTGGTTTCCGTAAGTACTAATTGTTTGTTGTGCTTTTCCATGTACATAACCTATTATGGTATTTTTCTTAAGCAGTCTTATAATATCAACTATTGGAAATAGAATATTCCAAGAAATAGTGTTGTACATAAATATTTTTCCCGAAAATACCACTTTTTCGTAAACCGCATCTTCATACTTTGTACGAGGAGGCATTTTCACGCTTACCGCTTTATTTTTAATTTTAACGTGTTATTTTTTAAGTAAAATTGTTTTTGTAAAAATTAAAATAAATAGTAAGTTAAATGTATTCTACGACAAATGCTCTTATTGCTATAGCTTTTCTTATTGGTATAATTATGATAATAATGTGTAGTTCAAAAAGTCCATTTGAATCTATGGGTACTAGCGAAAAACCAAACATATCAAAACAATCTGTTTTAATATTTTTTGCTCCCTGGTGTGGATACTGTCAGCGATCAAAAGCTGATTTTGAAAAAGCAGTCAAACACGGCGGAGGCGATATACACATGATAGATGCAACCAACGACGAGAATAAAAAATTATGCGAAAAATACCAAATTAAAAGTTTTCCAACAATTATTAAAGCTGATGGAACTAAATATGATGGAAAAACCCGAGAGGCAGATGAAATAATAGCTTTTAAAGACAGAAAGTAAATTATTTTTTTTTTACAAAACTAAAGATACTTAAAAGGTTGTATGGTATACATATTAAGAAAACCAAAAATGCCGCCCAAAAAGACAATCGAACAGACTTACCAGAAAAAATCCCAACTCGAACATGTTTTACACCGTAGCCAGATGTATATCGGCGACACGAATTTAGTTCAACTTGAACGCTGGGTTATCGTAGACAACGAATTTGTTAAACGTAATGTCAATTACAGCCCAGGTTTGCATAAAATATTTGACGAAGTTATTACCAACGCAGTCGATCACTCTAAACGCGACCCTACACTCCGACGTATCGAAGTAGACATCTCACCTGAAGGAACCATAACAGTTTTCAATGATGGAGATCTTGGTATACCTGTTGAAATCCATAAAGATCTCAACAAGTATGTTCCAGAAATAATTTTTAGCGATTTCCATACCAGTTCTAACTACGATGATACCGAAGAACGCATAGTTGCAGGTACTAATGGTCTAGGTGTTAAACTCACAAATATTTTCAGCCGTTCTTTTACCATCGAAATCTGCGACAATAAAAATGTGTATACCCAGACATGGACCGATAACATGACCAAAGTGTCAGTTCCCAAGATATCTGCAACAAAAAAGAAGAGCTACACACGTATAACATTTGTCCCTGAGTATTCCAGGTTTGGTACTACAGATTTTACCGAGTTAACTGAACTAATTCGAGCTAGGATGTATGAGTGCTCTGCTATAACAAATCGCCAAGTCGGTGTCTACTTTAATGGAGCCAAAGTGCCTGTCAAGACATTCCAAGACTATCTCAAATTATTTGTTGGCAACCAAAGTGTTGTTTACGAAAAGGTAAATGAAAACTGGGAATTTGGTGTTGCCTTGAATACTCACGACAAATTTTCCCAAGTTTCATTTGTTAACGGTAATTGCTGTAGCGAGGGAGGTACGCACGTCGAGATCATAGCAAACCAAATCGTTTACAAGCTCAAAGAACAACTCGAAAAGAAACACAAGGACTTGCCGATTCGCCCTGGTTATATCCGCGACAACTTGTTTTTATTTGTTAACTGCTGTGTCAAAAATCCAGTATTTACCAGTCAGACCAAAGAAAACCACGCGACGAGACTTTACAAGTCAGCATGCGAAATCAGCGAAGAAACCATAAAAAAGATTGAACGTCTCGGTATAACCTCCAACGTTGTAGAGATTGCAAAAATTCGTGAAAACAAGACCTTGTCGAAAAGCGACGGAACCAAAAAGATTAGACTCTCCGGTATTCCCAAACTTGACGATGCGAATCGTGCAGGTGGAAGCGAGGGACACAAGTGCAAGCTTATCTTAACGGAAGGAGATTCAGCAAAAGCATCAGCCGTTGCTGGTTTGTCTGTGGTTGGACGCGATTACTACGGCGTCTTTCCTCTTCGTGGTAAACTGTTAAATGTACGCGACGCAACTCCGGCTCAGCTCCTCAAGAACGAGGAAATCAATTGTCTCAAGAAAATACTTGGTCTACAGCAAGGCAAGGAATACACAGATCTTAAGTCTTTAAGGTACGGTGGGATTTTAATCTTTACCGATGCCGATACCGACGGGTCTCACATCAAGGGTTTGATTATCAACTTTATCCATGCATTCTGGCCTAGTTTACTAAAATTCGATAATTTCTTGAGTGCAATCATAACACCTATCGTCAAGGTTTCTAAGGGTCCAAGTATACACGCTTTTTACAACCAGGCAGATTTTACCGAGTGGCGTGAATCAAACGATACCAAGAAATGGCTAGTCAAGTATTACAAGGGTCTGGGTACTTCTACGGCCAAGGAAGCCAAAGAGTATTTTTCCAATCTCAGCAAGCAGACCGTTGTTTACAAGTACACTGAACATTCCGATCAAGACCTTGTCAAGGCTTTTAAGAAGGGACACGAAGACGCTCGTAAGGAATGGATCAAGGAGTCCACTGGTCAATTCAAGGCACTTGATCATAAAATACTAAACCAGTCTATTTCTGAATTTGTAAATCACGAACTGATCGGGTTTAGTATAGCTGATCTTGAGCGCAGTGTTCCCAATTTAATGGACGGGTTTAAACCTTCGCAGCGCAAAGTACTTTATGGCTGTATCAAGAAAGGTTTGTACACCGATACCAAGGTTGCCCAGCTTAGTGGTTATATTTCCGAACACACCAGTTATCACCACGGCGAAGTTAGTCTACAGGGAACAATTGTGAATATGGCCCAGGACTTTGTTGGTAGCAACAACATCAATTTACTTGTTCCTTCAGGCCAGTTTGGTACTAGAATCATGGGCGGCAAGGACAGTGCAAGTTGTAGGTACATATTTACGCGTCTGGAATCGGTAGTCAAGCAAATATTTAATGAACACGACAATGTTCTTTTGGATTATCTTGACGATGACGGTATGAAAATAGAGCCTAAGTACTACATACCTATTATACCTATGATACTTATAAATGGAAGTGAAGGTATCGGAACGGGTTATTCTACAAATATTCCTTGTTATAATCCAGACGACGTTATTGCAAACTTAAAAAGGTTGATTGACTCAGATGGCCAGGCAGATCTCTTGCGGCCGATGACTCCGTGGTATCGCGGATTTACCGGAGAGATTGTTCAAGAAGAAGAAAATCGTTTTATTAGTAGTGGTGTATGGAAAAGGACCGTTAACCAAATCGAAATATCTGAACTACCAATTGGAAGGTGGACTCAAGTTTATAAAGAATTCCTTGAAAACTTAGTAGAAACCAACCAAATCTTAGACTATAAAAACAACAGCGACGACAAGAAAATTTCCTTCAAGGTATCATTTCAAAAGACCGTTCTGGATGATCTTGAAACTCGTGGTCAAATCGAGAAGTTTTTAAAATTAACAAGTTCAATTTCAACTTCAAACATGCACGTGTTTGACGAAGATTGCCGGATTCGCAAAATCAATTGTGCTGAAGAAATTATTTTTAGGTTTTACACGGTCAGGCGGGGGCATTACCATACCCGCAAAGACTACCTGTTAAAACAGCTTGAATCTGAGTATCTTCTTCTCGAGTCGAAGACCAGGTTTATCAGGTTGGTCATAGCTGAAAAGATAATTTTATTTAATAAGAAACGCGACTTTGTAATCGAACAAATCCAGGCAGTCGAACCGCCCTTGATTCAAGTGGAAGGGTCGTGGGATTATCTCTTGGAATTAAAAATATATCTCTTGACTCAAGAGCGCATCGAACAACTCGAAGCTAGAATGCAACAAAATGCACTCGAACTAGAAGTTTTAAAATCAACGAGTATCCAGACAATGTGGACTCAGGAACTTTTAAAGTTAAAGTTTTAAAAGGTAAGCGATGTCTCGATCAACGTTAATTTTTCTTTTTCCAAAATTTAGATCTGATTTTGGGAGATCAAAATCTGTAACATACCCCTTAAAACTCTCTAATACGTCAAATAAATTAAATTTATTGTTATAAACTAATTCTTCTTGGGTGTCGTTTACAATTTTAATATTATATACAAATTCCGGAGCCTTGGCTTCATACACTTTTAATAATACTACGTAGCCAGCGTAAAATTCATTTTTTGGTAATTCTGCATTGTCTAAACGATAAGTATAATATTCATCTTGACCAATCTTAAATTTTAATTCTAAATCGAGTTCTGGGTGGTGCTTTTTAAATCTTAGAGATTCAAATACAACCGATACAATCAGAGTCCATTCACCTAACTCAGTAAATCTAGTTTCAAATAACGCACCAGCAAGATCATGAAATTTATGCTTGTTGTCAAGATTAATTTCTTCCCAAGTAGAATAGAGTATTTTTTGAAATTTGTCTACATATTCTGGTATTTTTATGTAATATTTCGATAATAACTGGACATCGTAAAATTCGCTTACATTTGGATTATTTAAATGGCGATTGTCTTCAACATAAAATAAAGGAACAATTAATATACCGGTATTTTCCATATGAGCAAATAAAATCTCTTTTATATCTTTTAATTTTAGAATTCTATGTATAAAGAGATTAAGTAAATATTTTACTTGTTCGTCTGACTGATTTTTGTGAATTTCTACACTATGTTGTGTTCCCTTGACCGGTGTATATGTCCCATTTGGATTTGTTCTATTTAAAGACAACGTTATAATATTTATTTCTTTTCTGGTTGCTGTTGCTGGAGTATACTCATTAACGTATTCTAGAAAAAAATTGGCTTTGTTGTATACTCTTATTCCAAGAGACTCGCCTGCAACAAAATTGTAATCACATATCAGTTGTGTAAACTTACCTAAAATAAAATAAACTATTTCGTTTTCTTCTAAAAATAATTCTTTATTTTGTTGAATGTATCTTTTAAATTCTTCAACAAATATGTAAAGTAGTGTTTGTGCTTGATCTTTTCTTGATAATTGTACCAAAACGTTGTCTAGTAATTGCAATGTGTAATTATAATAATAAAATGTACCTATTATGGATTCATCTACACCCTTTAATTCAACACTGCGTTCGGCATTAGCGAGTGCTATAGCTGCATTTAATAAAGCATCATCATCGGCTTCAACAACTTTTTGTCCAGATTTCTTCTTTTTGGGTTTTCCGCTTGGTGTAGCGGCAACTACCTGTGGTTCCGGTGGTGCAGCGGCTTGTGGTGGTGGTGTAGCGGCGGCTTGTGGCGGTGGTGTAGCGGCGGCTTGTGGTGGCGGTGGTCCTAAAACATAATATGGTTGTCTCGGAGTTCTCTTGTCAATTGGATCCTTTGGGTTGATATCTAAATTTCTAGAATTAATTACCATTCCTCCATATTTGCGCGCGATACCGGAATATTCCGAATCGGTAGCTGAGTAAACGGCTGTCTGGTCAGCATTTAAACTCAATGGATCATAAAGCATGGATTCGTCGGCACGCGTTATACTTGAATTTACATTATTATAAAAATTGGTATAATTCTTTGCATTTCCACAAATTTCGTTCTTGTTGTATTTACGTGCATCATTAAATAATCTAACCATTCCAGATTTTAATAAATCTCCTAACCGTTTGTCTCTAAAATTCAAAACACCAGAACGCTGCTCTTGTACCCAAAAAGTAGGACTTTGGTCTTTTACCTTTTGTCCATAATGGTAATTAATAAATAAACCGTCGCCTTGTTCTAGTTCTATACTTACATGCATCATGCCATTTAGGCATGTAATATGCATGGGTGTATATTTTATAAATGCTGAATTGTCAAAATAAAATCTTTTTTGATCTTCCGTTAATTCATAAATTAATATAATTTTATTGTCTAGAGCAACGTGTCGACATCCACCTGTTGCTTTTAAAACAATTTCATTTGCTGCATTTAATGCTAATAGTTCTATATCGTTTTTATAATAAATTGTATCTCTAGCAACGTTAATGCCTTTTCTAAAAAAATAAGAATTTGATTTTCTAGCGCAATCTTCTTGTTTCAATTTTTCAGATTTTTGAAAGTCGTCTCTCCATGAACTTTTTGCACCAAAACGCATTATTAAATCAACTTTATTTTATTTTATTGGTAAACCGGTAAATAAAAAGTTTCTTGGCCTACCATAACTTTTAAAAACTTGTCGGGTACTTGTGTGCGAGTCGTGGTTTGGATCGCAGCTGGATCATTTATTGTTAAGAGTGTATAGCTTTGAGCTGTCGCATTAGCTACATTTCCATTTAATGTTAATGCACCTAATTGACAACTTAAGCTTTTGGCGTTAAAGTCTACTGGAATTTCACTTGACATTTAATTTATTCCACTTATAAATACCTTGTTTATAAAAATAAATTAAAATTAACGAAAAAAAATAATTTGACTATTAATATGAATTATTATCTAAATTCAAAAGGTGTGCCTACTAATTGTTCTTATTTTGATGCAGCTGTCCCTGGAACTGGACCAATTGGGTTAGTTGGTGGACAAGCCCCAAGTACTGAATTTGAGAAATGGAATGGTAGTTATAACTATTCACTAAAATCTAAAAGTGATCTCAACTTAAATCCCCATCCAGAAGGAAATGTAGGTGGATTTATCAAGGCAGAACAAGATCGCACCG